TTTCAAGGGTGATGATTTAGCAAGAAACGTCGGTAAGGCGTTTGAAGCCACCAAAAACGCCCTGCCTAGCTTGCCTGCTCCCGTTACTAACGCACTGGCGGCAGTGTTGCCCGGTGGCGGTATTGCGTCTGCGGTTTGGTCAGCCATCAAAGCGGTGCAGCAACCCAATAAGGCTGGGGGCAAGTTTGATGCCGTACAATCCGCCTTGGGGTTTTCAGCATCCGGTCGCTTGACGGGTATGAATGAGGCGCAAACCCGCGCTTATGCTGCTAATACCATGATGACTGAAAGTAAAGGTAATGTGGGGTCGGTCAACTCTTTCGGTTTCTCTGGTCAGTACCAGTTCGGGGCGGATGCGCTGGCAGAAAACGGGTTGGTGAATATGGCGCGGTTACGCGCTGCCAAAGCCGCAGCGGGTAGCCAGTGGTACAAGGGTGGTTATCACAAAGCGTTCCTTGCCAATGCCAGCAACTGGGAGTTAGCGGGTGGTCAATCGGCGTTTCTGGCAAACAAAACCCTGCAAGACCAGAAGTTTGTCGAGTACACCAATCGCAATATTCAAGCGGGTGTCCGGTCGGGTGCAATTCGTGAGAATGATGACCCTGCCAAAATTGCCGCCTACGCCAAAGCCGCCCATCTGAAAGGGGCTGGCGGGGCAAATAAGCTATTCCTGCGCGGTGCTGATAGCCATGATGCGTATGGCACATCCACGGCTGGCTATGCCCAACAAGCGCGTGAGGCTATCAAAAACCTCGCGCCTGTGGTGCAGCAACGTTTAGATGGTAGTCGTGCCACGGGTGGCAGTGTTGCGCCCGGTGGGTTCTACCGCGTCAACGAGTTGGGGCCGGAGTTGTTGACGATGGGTGGCATGACCTACCTAATGGCGCATCAGCCGGGGTATGTCACACCGATCACTAACCAGATGCCTCCCGCGATACAGGATTTTCAGGCGTTGGCGGCGAATGACCCGCTGTTTGCACAAGCGTTTTCCAGCAAGCCAGAAGGCGAAGGCGTGGGCAAGTTTGGCGAACGTGCCGACGTTGTGCCATTCGCACGCCCTGCCCCAGCCCCTGCGGTTGCCCCGCAACAAACCATTAGCATCACGATCAACGCAGCACCAGGCATGGATGCGCAAGACATCGCAGCAGAAGTGCAGCGCGTGTTGCGTGAGGAAGCGCGGCGCAATGAGGCACGGCAGCGTGGGAGGATGCACGACTAATGCAGATGATTCTCGGAAAATTCATTTTCGGGCTACGCGAAACGGGCGTGGCGTACCAAGAACTACAGCGCACCACCGCGCAACGCTGGAGCCAGCACGAGCGCGTGGGGCGACGTGCTGCACAACAGCACCTTGGCCCAGGCGATGATGACATTACACTCCCTGGTGTGATTGCCCCAGAAATCTGCGGTGCTCTCGCCCCACTGAGCTTGACCTACCTGCGTAGCATGATGGCGGAAGGCAAGCCGCAAGTGCTGATTGTCATCAGTGCTTCCAGTTTGGTCGGTGATCTCATGGGAAAGTGGATCATCACCGGCGTGGACGAAACCCATAAAGAGTTGCTGGGCAATCGTCCACGCAAGATCGAATTCAGCTTGAAGCTGCGCAAAGTCGATGAGTACGACACCATTGAGCAGCGGTTGACGCAGACGTGGGGCAATATAAAAAGCGAGGTTTCCAATGCCCTATTCTGAGTACATCACCAAACCCAACGACGTGCTAGATGCGGTGTGTTATGCCCACTACGGCGTGGAAGGAAACACCGAAACCGTGCTGGTAGCTAACCCCAGCATTGCCGATTACGGCACGCATTTACCCGAAGGTGTGGTTATCCGACTCCCTGCCCTGCAAGTGTCTGCGCCGCTGGTGGCGCAAGTCGTGAGCCTGTGGGATTGATGCCATGACTACCGCCACCCCAATCTACAAGATCACCGCCAACAGCAAGGACATCACCGACACCTTGCAAAGGCGGCTGCTCGATCTCACCGTCACCGACCAACGCGGCATGGATTCGGATTCGCTGGAATTGTCGGTTGATGATACCGACGCGGGTGTGGTCAGACCTCGGCGCGGGGTGGAGCTGCAAGTCTGGCTGGGCTATCAAGGTGAGCCACTGCACTTTCATGGTAAGTACGTTGTCGATGAGGTTGCCCATGGCGGCGTACCGGATAAAATCACGATTCGCGCCAAAGCACCGGACATTCTAGCGGGTTTCAAGGGGTCGAAAACCCGTTCGTGGGACAAGACCACGCTGGGTGCAATCGTCACCCAAATAGCCACTGACAATAAGTTGCAGCCTGCTATCTCGGACAAGCTCGCCAATACGCCTATCGCGCACCTCGACCAAACCGCCGAATCTGACCTGAACCTGTTGACCCGCGTGGGCAAGATGTACGACGCGGTTGCCAAGGCTGCGGATGGGCGGTTGGTGTTCGTGGAGGAAGGTAAATCGCTCAGTGCCAGTGGCAAGACGTTGCCTGTTGTGCCGATCAACCGCAACCAGATTGCGGGACACCATTTCACGGAAGCGGGGCGCAAGGAATACGTGGGAGTGGAGGCGCTGACTTATGACTACAGCAAAAACAAACTGACCAAGGTGACGGTCAGCAAAAGCGGCACGGTGGTGACGGAATATGACGCATCACCTGTCGGCACGGAAAATATCCACAAGATCAAAGATACACAGCCCGACGAAGCCACCGCCAAAGCCGTTGCGGAAGCGGAATGGAAACGCCTTAAGCGAGGGGCGGAAACGCTGGAGCTGGATATTCAGCACGGAATGCCGGGGCTACGCGCTGAAACCCGTATGCCGGTGACGGGGATCCGCCCGTGGATTGATGGGGATTGGATTGTAGTGGAAGTGACTCACACCCTCAGTGCCTCATCGGGTTTGACCACCAGTGTGAAGCTGGAACGCCCGGATGATTACAACGCCAACGCTAACGCAACTTAACGCACATCAACAACATATCGTCGTGAGACGACAGGAGGCAATATGCCCAGAAAAATCTGGAAGTACCGTTTGGCGCAGCCAGCGACTTACAAGGCACGGCAACCGCCGGATTTCAGCTTTAGCCAATACAACGCCGAGTTCTTCGCGGATAGCGCAGGACGTTTGTGGTTGAGCATTGATGATAAGGGAACGATCACGATTGAAGGCGGCTATGCGTGGGATGGGTGCAGCCCGAAGTGGAGCGTATTCGGTCACATCATTGGTACGCCGGATGGTGCGCCTAACCCACTGACGGGATTCCCCCGCACGTATTTTGCCAGCTTGGTGCATGACGCGCTGTGCCAGTTCGCGGATGACCCCGCTATGCCGTTTACCCGTGCGCAGATTGACCGGATTTTTTACGACATCTTGCTGGAGGATGGCTGGTCGGCGGCGTGGTTGTATTACGCAGGGGTGCGGGTGTATTCGCGTTGGGAACAATTCTGGCGTGAATTCCCGCTGCGGGTGGGCTTGAAGTAAATTACTACCGGGAGGTAGCAAGATGAATCGCAAGATTTTTTACGACGCGATGCGTCAGACGCTGTTTGGGCAAATCACCCAACCGCAGGTGGATGGGATGGAAAACATCCTCAACGAATGGGAGGCACGCGAGCTGGATGACCTGCGCTGGCTGGCTTACATCCTCGCCACGACCTACCACGAGACGGGTCACACGATGCAACCCATCGAGGAATGGGGCAAGGGGCGCAAGCACAGCTACGGTCAACCCGACGCGGAAAACGGGCAATGCTACTACGGTCGCGGTTACGTCCAGCTTACTCATAAACGCAATTACAGCACCTTTGCCGACCGTATGGGTGTTGACCTGGTACAAAACCCGGAATTGGCACTTGACCCCAGCAATGCGGTAAAAATCCTGATCGACGGTATGGTCAACGGTCTGTATACGGGGGTCGGTTTGCCACGCTATTTTGGAAAATCAACGAACTGGGAGGAGGCGCGACGCATCGTCAACGGCGAAGACCACAAACACGACATCGCCGAGTACGCGAAGGCGTTTTACGCGGCATTGCAAACTGCATCCAGCTTCCAGCCCGACGAACAGGTGCGGGAGTCGATTGTGACCACAACCGATGGTGAGGAAATCATCATGCTGGAACACGAACAGCCGCAACCCGCCCCACCGCAGTCGATTGCCGAACCCATGCCTGTATCCAACGGATCTGGCTGGCTGACCCATACCGGGATGGCGGTTTCCGGCCTGATCGGGCTGGCGGGGATGTTGGGCTACGTCCCCGGCATGACCCCGGAATATGGCGCGGGCATGATCCAGACTGCACTTGGTATTTCCGGCACACGCAAAGCCGCGCCATCCTTGATCAAATACGCATTGCAAATCTTTTTCTCATTACGGAGTAAAAACCCATGAACATTGCCGAAATCCTGAAACAAGCTGCCGCCAATTCTGACGGTATCCGCCAAAAGCTGCTGTCTGGGGCTGATGCCCGCTACAAGCGTCGTCGTGATGAATTGCAGCGCGAGTACGCGGCTGAATGCGCCATGATTGGCGAGGCGTTTGGGGTGGTGGAAGCTTCACCAGAAAACAACGAAGAAACGTTGTAAATGAAGAGCGCAGCCCGTTGGTGGAACAATGGGCTGCATCTCAGTAGACAAACAATCCTTGTCTCTTTGACCACGGCTCTCCATGCCGCGCACAGCATTGGGGAGTTTAGTACAAAAAATGACAGCCGTTTTATCGGCAAAGGAAATTGTGTGTCTACAACAAAAATACGCCCTCCTCTGGCGGGTTGGATCGGGGGCAAGTCCCAGTTGGCAAAGCGGATTATCGCCGCTATGCCGGAGCATGAATGCTACGTGGAAGTCTTCGCCGGGGCTGCGTGGACGTTATTCAAAAAGCCGGAAAGTACGGTGGAAGTTATCAATGACATCAGTCGTGACGTGACCAACCTTTACCGAGTCATCCAACACCACCTCGACGAGTTTGTGAAGCAATTCCGCTGGCAATTGATTAGCCGTGACGAGTGGAAGCGGCTGAATTCCGTGCCGCCTGAATCTTTAACGGACATTCAACGCGCCGCGCAATTTTATTATGTGCAGCGGCTGTCGTTTAGTGGGAAAGTGAAAGGCAGGACGTATGGAACGGCAACAACGCACAAGCCGCGTCTTAATCTGCTTCGGTTGGAAGAAGATTTGTCGGCGGCGCACCTGCGTTTGTCGCAGGTCTGGGTGGAAAATTTGGGCTTTGCGGATTGTATCCAGCGTTATGACCGCGAACACACCTTCTTCTACCTTGATCCACCTTACCACGGTGTCGAAAATTACTATGGCGATGGGATTTTTAGCCGTGACGATTTCCAGCGGCTTGCCGACCAGTTGGCAGGGATCAAGGGTAAGTTCTTGATGAGTATCAACGACACCCCGGAAATCAGAGAATCATTCAAGGGCTTCACCATTGATACAGTGTCGGTCACGTATTCGTGTGGCGCATCAAGCAGACCCCGCGTTAGTGAGCTGCTGATCCGCAATTACTGATTGTGCGGCACTGAGCTTTGCTTCCAAGTAGCCGATGTCCCGTAGCAGGTTGATGATGATTTTGCTGGGGATGTCGGCGAACCCTTGCCGTTTTCGGTACTGCCCTACTGACCATCTCTCAACGCCCAGCTCGCGTGCTAGTTCTGCATCGCCATTCATACCCCAGTACCCTTGTAACAAATCAACCAGATCGTTGGCTGTGATGCTGTCGGGGATGTTGGCTAGTTGACTCATGTTGCGGTTTCCCCTTGTTTGATTGTCTATAAATTATAGACAATTTTATAAAAAATACAACATAGTGCTGGACTGTGTACGCACACAGAGCGACAGTACGTACACCAACACACAACGAGATTGATCAAATGTTATTCAAAATTTACCAAAACGACACCGCATTGTTTTTTAGCAGCATTAA